AATCAATCATGTCGATCTACGACAGTTCGCTTGGCGCGCAGTCCAATGAGACATCTGGCAAGGCGATCCTCGCTCGTCAACGTGAGTCGGACGTGTCCAACTTCCACTTCATCGACAACCTTTCCAGAGCCATTCGGTACGCTGGGAGATGTCTGGTGGAGATTATCCCGTCGGTCTATTCCGCAAGGCAGACCGTCCGCATTCTGGGCGAGGACCAAGCCGAGAAGGTGGTTCAGCTTACTCAGGAAGACGGCGGCGGAATGATCGGAGAAGACGGGGAACCGGAACTCTACAACCTCGCTATTGGTAAATACGACGTGACCGTCTCAAGCGGCCCGTCCTACGCCACGCAGCGCGAAGAAACGCGGGAAGTCCTCATAGAGTTGATGCGCGCCATTCCAGGCTCGGCGCAGTTCATTGGGGACATCGTTCTTGAGCATATGGATTTCCAGGGGGCCGATAAGGTTGCCGAGCGTCTGAAGATGCTCCTTCCCCCGCAGATACAGCAGGCAGAGGGAATGCCTGTCACACCGCCGATGGTGCCGCCGCAAGGAGCACCGCCAGGGCCGCAAGGCCAACCCCCTGGCCCGCCGGGAGGCGCGCCTTTTCCCTAAGATGGAGCCTTTTTAATGAGTGATGAATCTGTAGTCGATCAGGAGATCGAAGCAGAAGCCGCCGAAGTCGAGGAAGTCGAAGCCGAAGAGGCCGAAACGGACGAGATCGAGGCAGACGAAACCGAGGAAGAAGGTGAAGAGCCCGATCCCGAGGAAACCGAAGAAGATGAGGAAGTAGAACTCAACTTCGGAGGGAACAAGAAGACGTTTTCCGCGAAAGGAACGGCCAAAGAGGTCGCAGCCCAGGCGCAGGAATTCGCAGATAGCGTGTGGTCTGACTACACACGCAAAACCCAGGACATCGCAGAGCGGGCGAAGACCATCGAAGCGCGGGAAAGCGCAGTCGAGAAGCTTCAATCCCTCAACGGCGAGACACTGGATGCATATTCCAGAGGTTTGCAGATCAAAGCGGAGATCGAGCAGCTTCAGGGCGTGGACTTGAATGCGTTGTGGCAGTCCGAACCGGATAGAGCACGGCGCATATCGGACCAACTGTCCAAGAAGCAGGCCGAGTTCCAGCAAGTCGTCAGTACCGTCAGCCAGAAGGAGGCCGAACTCACGCAAGCGCAGCAGGCAGAAATGCAACGGCGCATCGCGGAGGGCGAGGCGAAGATCGAATCCAAGGTCAAGGGCTTCAAAGCCGAGAAACTGCCGGAAGTCATCGACTACGCGGTGAACAATCTCGGCATGGACAAGGACCAAGCGTCCCGTGACTGGGCGTTGAACCCTGAAGTGACCTTGGCTGTCTGGAAGGCGGCGCAGTACGACAAGATGCAGGCCCAGGCGAAGAAATCGCCGAAACCGAAACCCGCAGAACCCGTGAAGGGCCGTTCCTCGAAGGGTGGCAAGGCGCAACGTGATGTTGCCTCCATGTCGCCGGGAGAGATGGCCAAGCTTTTGGGTCTGCCGGGATAACACGCAACGCAGCGTCGAGAGACGCCGCTTTCCCATGAAGGAGGCCAGAAATGGCTAACACGACACTTACCGCCGATATCATCGCGAAAGCGGCGGTGGCCATCCTCGACAACGAGTTGGTGATGGCGAAGAAAGTCTTCCGTGGTTACGAGGAAGACATCAACAAAAACGTGAACGGCTACGAAGTTGGCGACACGCTGACCATCCGTAAGCCCGCTGACTTCACGGTCCGTGATGGTGCCACGGCATCGGCGCAGACTGTGACGGAAGGCAAGACCACTATCACGGTCGATAAGCGCAAGGGCGTGGATTTCAAGTTCACTTCCCAGGAACTCACCTTGAGCATCAAGGAACTGTCTGAGCGCGTCTTGAAGCCTGCAATGGTCCAGTTGGCCAATCAGGTGGATGTGGATCTTCACGCGCTCTACAAGGACATCCCGAACTGGGTCGGCACGCCGGGTCAAACGATCAACTCGTTTGCCGACTTCGCGAAGGGACCGGAACGCATGGACGAGTACGCCATGCCGCAGGACGGTCGTTGCTCTGTTCTTGCGCCGGCTGATCACTGGGGCCTTGTCGGGTCGCAGACGGCCTTGTTCACCGACACCATCGCCAAGCCCGCCTACCGTAAAGGCACGACTGGCATGATCGGTAATCTCGACACCTACATGACCCAAAACGTGGCAACGCATACGTTCGGGACGTGGGCGGGTTCGACCATTGCCGTTGATGGTTCGGTAACGACATCGACCATATCCTACGCCGATGTGAAGGACACGGACCAACAGACCATCACCGTTGATGGTTTCACGGCCTCGGCTCCCGCCGTTGCGGTTGGTGACGTGTTCAAGATCACGGGCGTCTATGCGGTGAACCCGGTGACGAAGGCGCGCCTGAGTTTCGAGAAGCAGTTCACCGTTGTTTCCACGGCCAACGCTTCGGGCAACCAGGTGGATATCACCTTCTCCCCGGCGATGGTCTGGACCGGTGCTCACAAGACCATCGACACCAGCCTTTCCGATCTGGATGGGGCCGTGGTGGTCCCGGTCGGCTCGGATGGCGGCGTTTATCGGCAGAATATGTCGTTCACCAAGAACGCCTTCGCTCTCGTTTCCGTTCCGCTGATCAAGCCGCCGGGTGCAAATGATGTGGGTCGCCAGACCTACAAGGGGACGTCGGTTCGCGTCATCCCGGTCTATGACGGCATCTCGGACGAATCCATGTGGCGCCTGGATATCCTCTATGCCGCCAGAACCATCGACAAGCGTCTGGCTGTTCGCCAGAGCGGCTCGTCCTAACCAGGAGTAAATGAAATGGCTGAGAAGCAACTTTCCGACGGCGGTTCGGACGGCACCGTTTTGGGGCAATCCGCAACCGACCTTATCGGCTTCCATGGCGCGACCCCCTCCGATCAGGCGGCGGTTGTCACCAATACGAGCGGCACCTTGGGCAACACCAACGCCGCCGTCGATGCGATTATCACGCTCTTGCAGGAAAAGGGCTTGATGGCGTCGTGAAGCTGAAGATTACGGCGCGGTGCTGCGTTGACGCCTCCACGATGGAGGAACAGGCGCGGCACTCGCCCGATCTGCCGGAACCGAATGGAAACGGCCCGCTTGCCTTAGTTGGCGGCGGGCCGTCTCTTTCTGAACACCTGGACGAATTACGTACCTGGCCCGGTGATATTTGGGCCATCAACCAAACCGCCCCTTGGCTTCGGGCTAATGGCGTTTTGTGCTTTTTCTTCACTGTGGACCCTAGCGACACGGCAGCGAACCATTGTTCGGGCAAAGCTGTTGTCCATGCCCATTGCCACCCTCAGACCTTCGCCAATGCCTCAGAGTGCTGGAAGACGGCAGGAAGCATTCCAGGCCCCTCCACAATCGTTGCGGGGTGCCTTTTAGGCATCAAGGCGGGATATGAGAAAATCTATCTCTTTGGCGCGGATTCCTCTTATGGGGAGACCTCGCACATCTACCGGAACGAGCCGGTTCAAGACTTGATCCAGGTGCAATGCGGGGGGTCGTTCCTGACGCGGCTGGAACTGCTTCTGCAAGCGGAACGGCTGGCCGAAATCGTCCGCACGCTCCCTGACTTCTTTGAAAACCGAAGCGGCGGATTCCTCAAGGCCCTCTGTGATGTTGGGGATTACGACGTAACCCACGTTTGCCGTGGAATTCACGAAAGAATGGAGTTTCTGACATGAGCGACGAGACAAGGCCGTCTGGCCGGTTTTTCGCAGTGAGCAAGAGCGATACTGTGGACTTGGCTTATCCGGCCCGGTCGATCTATGTCGGCGGTGCCGGTGATGTGGCTTGCCTGAATGACGAGGGCGTTTCCGTGACCTTTGTCGGGGTTGCGGCGGGAACGTGGATTCCCGTCAAGACCAAGCGGGTGATGAGCACCAACACCGACGCCACCAACATGGTCGCGCTCGCATGACGCTCCTGACCATCGTTCAGGGCGCACTCGACGAGGTGAACGGCCCGGACCTTGCCACCTTGGCGGGGAACACCGATCCCTCGGCAAAGAAGATGCTCCGCATCGTGAATAAGTGCGGCCTGGATCTGATGCGGGCGGTTCCCTGGCAGGTTCTCCGAAAGGAACAGACGTTCACCACCATATCCGGTGAGACGCAAACCGCCATCCTCCCCAGCGACTTTGACCGGTTCGTCCCCGAGGCGTTTTGGGACAGGACCGAAAAGCGCAAGATCGACGGCCCGGTTTCCTCGGTCGAGTGGCAGGGCCTGAAGGCGACCGCCTATTCAGGAACCCGCAGGAAGTACATCTATCGTGGCGGTGCTGTTTCCATCCTGCCGGCCTATTCCGCAGGCAACAGTTTGGCTTTCGAGTACATCTCCAAGAACTGGTGCCAAGCGTCCGACGAAACCCCGCAGAGCGCTTTCGCGGCGGATACGGATACCGGAATTCTCGACGAGGAATTGCTGACCCTGGCGACGCGGTTTGCCTATCTCGAATCCGAAGGGCTTCCCTCGCAAATGGCCAACCGGGATTTGCTGACCTACATGAAAAAGCTTGTGAAGAACGACCAGCCGACCGGGGGCATTCTGTCTGCCGGTGACATCTTCGGCGGTCGTCACTTCACCGGCGCTCCGATAGTCGATTACTCGGTATGAAATCGAAGTCCAAGGCGTTCCCCCCTCCGATTGGCGGTTGGGACACGCGGCAGGCGCTTGCCGATATGCCGATTGAAAACGCCGTTATCCTGGACAACCTTTTCCCCTCGACGGACAAGGTGACTGTCCGGCGTGGATATACGTCCTTCGCGACGGGCATGAGCGGGAATGTCGAGTCCCTGCTTGAATACACCGGCGTTGATGGGGTGGCGGAACTCTTCGCGGCCAATGGCGGTTCGATCTACGACGTATCGGGGTCTGGCGCCGTGGGGGCTGCGGTTGTCACTGGGGCATCCAATAACCGCTGGCAGCAAGTCCAGATCGGGACAGGCGCGGGACAGTTTCTCTTCATCTGCAACGGGGCCGACACTCCGAGGACGTACAACGGTTCGACATGGGCTAACGCCACGATTACCGGACCGACACAAGCCAATCTGATTTGGGCGAACCTGCATCAACGGCGCTTGTGGGTTGGGGAGGTCAATTCCCTCACAGCCCATTACGGCGCGGTCAACGCCATTGGTGGAGCGTTCACGGCCTTCTCCCTTGCCGGGGTAGCGAGGAAAGGCGGCTATATCGTCGCAATGGGGACGTGGACCAGGGATAACGGCGACGGCATGGACGACGCTGCGGTGTTCCTCACGTCCGAGGGCGAGGCGATTGTCTACCAGGGGACCGATCCCGCTTCCGCTTCCACATGGTCGCTTGTAGGGCGGTTTGAGATTGGCCGGCCGATTGGGCGACGGTGCCTGATCAAAGCCGGCGGCGATATCGTGGTGATGACGCAGGACGGGTTTATTCCCCTTTCGGCAGGGCTTCAGCGCGACACATCCCAAGCGGAAATTGTGGCGCTGTCTTCCCAGATCAACAAGGCGGTCAACGACGCGGTCCGGGAGTTCGGGACGTTGTATGGCTGGCAACCCTTCATCTATCCGAGGGGTACGCAGTTTATCTTCAACATTCCCCAGTCCACGACCGCGTTTAACCAGTTCGTGTTTAACACCATCACGGGGGCACCTTGCAGGTTTACCGGCATCAACGCGATTTGCTGGGGCATGAAGGGGGACGAGGCGTATTTCGGCGGGACCGATGGGAAGGTCTACAAATACGACGACGGCAATTCGGACGGCGGGTCCAACATCAACTGGGACGGGCTGCAAGCATTCTCCTACTTCGGATCTCCGAACAAGAAGAAGTCCTTCAAACTCGTTGAGACCATCTTTCAATCGGACGGGAATCCATCCGCAGCGATTGAGATGAACGTGGATTTCCAGATCAAGACCTTCCAAGGGGTAACGGTGGAATCCGCCACGTCTGCCGCCCGGTGGGGCATTTCAAAGTGGGGTATCGGGACTTGGGGATCTGCGGACCAGATTTATCGAGGCTGGCGGGGTGTCAGAGGGGTAGGGCGTTCGGCCGCGGTGCGTATCCGTGGATCGACGACTTCGGCCAGGCCGTCATGGATTGCGACGAATTACACCTACGTTGAGGGCGGGCAGTTGTGATCTATCGCTTTTCAACGGAAGACTTCGAGGCGACGTATCCAGAAATAGAATCTCTTTATCGCCAGCACTATGCCGAGATGGCCGACCGCCTCAAGGCGCAGGGCGTGGAGGTTTCGCCATATGCACCAAGGCTGGACGAGTACGTGAAAGCGTCAAGGGCGGGCGCGTTGCTGACTTTTCTTGCTCGCTTGGATGGGAGGCCGGTCGGTTACGCGAACGTCTACATTACCAATGACATGCACAACGGCGACTTCATCGCCGAGGAAGACGCCCTGTTTGTTCTCAAGGAACACCGAAGAGGCGTCGGGAAAGCCTTGGTCAAATACGGGCTTCAAGAACTGAGGGCGATGGGGTGCAAGCGCCTGAACGTCGCCGCGCTGACTGATTTGAGGGTCGCCAAGCTGTGGCGGCGCATGGGTTTCAAAGAGACCGCCATTCAGATGACCTACGAATTCCAAGGATAACGATCATGTGCAAAACCAAAGCGCCGACCCTGCCGGACCCGGATAAGACCGCCGCCGCGCAAGCCGCCGCGAACAAGGAAGCGGCTGTTGCCCAGGCCAATATCAACATGGTCAACCAGTACACGCCGGGCGGGACGTTGGAATACACCCAGCGCGGCAAGGCAGAGGACGGCACGCCCCAGTATTCCGCGACGCAAACCCTGTCCCCCGAACAACAGGCGATTTTCGACCTGCAAACGCAGGCGTCCCAGAAATACGGCCAGACGGCCAACAACCAGCTTGACGCGATAGGAAGCAGGCTTTCCCAGCCCCTAGACTTCTCGTCCCTTGGTGCTGCGCCGACGCTGAACGAAGACACCCGGACCCGAGTTGCGGATTCTCTTTATCAGCGCATCAATCCGCAGCTGGAACAGGAACGCGCGGCGCTTGAAACCCGTCTCGCAAACCAGGGCTTTACGTCGGGCACGGAAGCCTTCCGCAACGAGATGGATCAATTCTCCCGTTCCCAAAACGACGCCCGGCTTGCGGTGGAAAACGCGGCGCTCGGTCAGGCTTCTCAGTTGTACGGGCTTGAGGCCAATCAGCGGGATCGGGGCATCAACGAGATGATCCAGCAGCGTTCCCAGCCCCTCAATGAATTGGCTGCGATGATGTCCGGTTCCCAGGTTCAAGGACCGTCCTTCGTCAACTCTCCCCAGCAAAGCATTGCGCCGGCAGATATTATGGGTGCGATCTATGGCAACGCCAACCTCGCCCAAAATCAGATAGGTCAGCAGAATGCCGAGCGGCAAGGGCTGTACAACCTTCTCGGCACCGGCGCACAGGCCGCGTTCATGTTCTCGGATCGCCGCTTGAAAACGGATGTTCAGAGGATCGGAGAACACAAGGGGCTGGGTGTCTATCTGTTCCGCTACGTTTGGGGCGGTCCCTTGCATATCGGGTACATGGCGCAAGAGGTCCAGAAACTCTACCCGAAAGCGGTTTGGTCCATATCTGGATTCCTCGCGGTGAACTATGCGGAGGTCGCCAATGTATAACGGTCCGGGGAAGTACCTCACGCAATCCAACCCATACGCTCAACTGCTGTTGCGGAACGCGCGTCAGGCGAACAACGGTACGAACCTTGGTGGAATTGCTTCGGTTCTGTCACAGGGGCTGGGCGGATATCAGCTTGCCCAGGACCAAAAGAAGATTGAAGCGGACAAGCAGGCGCAGATTGCCGCCCAGAAGGCGCTAGCAGAGGGCCTGAGAGGCTCTACGCAGGAAGGGGCACGACCGGACGGTATGGCGGACGTGCAAATGCCGGGAAGCCTCTCACGGGCTCAGCAGTTGCTTGCTGGAATGGGGGATAACCCCTACGCGGCGGAATTGTCTACGTCCCTAGCGATGCAGGACTTGCAGGCCCGACAAGCGCAGGAGCAGCAGAACAGCAAATTGATGCAGGTCTATGACCCGCAAGCGGGTGGGATGGTGTATCAGCCGCGCGGTCAGGTCCAACCGGGGATGATGGCGTCCGCACCGCCGCAAGCGAAACAGCCCAATTCGGTTCAGGAATACGAATACGCCAAAAACGACGGCTACACAGGCACGTATGAACAATGGGTGGCGTCAGGCGGTAGCAGCGGCGGCGGCGAAAAGATGGGCATGTCCCCAGTGTGGGCGACGGACGCCAACGGAAACCCGGTGCTGATGCAACTGAGCAACCAGGGCGGTGCGTCGCAGGTGCAGTTGCCGCAAGGCATCACTCCGCAGCGTTCGGCTGTCCAGCGCGTCGATCTGGGCGACAAAATTGCTCTTATTGACGCGCAAGGGAACTTCGTCGGGTATATTCCGAAGGGTGTGGCCCCGACACAGAAGATTGAAGACAACCGCATCATTACCGCGCCCGGCGTCCCGAGTGGAGCGCCGCAGGTGGGTGCACCGCAACCTGTAACACCGGGCATGGTTATGTCTGATTCGCCGGAACAGGGCGGGATTGCCGGTCAGATGCCCCCGCAAATGCCGGGTCAGGGGATGCCCGGTCAGAACATGCCGATACCGGGCCAGCCGCAGGTGATGGAACTGCCGCCGACCAGGAAAGAGGTCCAAGAGGCTGAAGCCGAGCGGTCGGCTAGCGAGAGCGCCGCAACACAAGCTGTCGAAAAATCCAATATTATGTTGGAGACAACGCAGAATATCCGCAATTTGCTGAAAGGCGCGTCTGCACCAGCCACAGGGACATTCTCGACTGTGCCGGGGATGTTTTCTAACACAAACGCGGGCAAGGTCAGGTCCGAAATAAAGACGCTGCAAAGTGGTGTGGCTGTTGGAACGTTGCTACGGCTAAAACAGGCGTCGTCAACTGGGGCCAGTGGTTTCGGCGCACTGAACAAGGCCGAACTTGATTTGCTGCTTAACGAGATTGGTTCGCTAGACGCCGACAACACTGACGCAGAAATTCTGCTAAAGACCCTCGACCGCATCGACGCGCGATACCAGCAGGTCATGGACAACGTTCTTCGCACTGTCCCGCCTGATCGGCTGCAGGCGCTCGGGATCGAGGCAGGCGGGCAATCGCAGGGTCAGACAAGCACGGGCTTCACCGTTCGAAAGGTTAGCAACTGATGCCGACATATGAAGTCACGCTATCCGACGGCGCTGTCTACCAGATCGATGGCCCGGACGGTGCGACGGAGCAGCAGCTTATGGGGGCTCTGGCTGGTCAGATCGAACCGGGCCAGCTTTCCGTTTATCGCTCGAAGAACGATTCCTTTGGTGACTACCTGCGACAGCAGGCGATGCAGCCAAGGGAAGGTGAATCCGAAGACGACCGCTCTACTCGCCTTTATGGTTCTTCCGGCCCCAAGAGAGAAGAGATCGGAGCGGGTCAGGGCATGGCGCGAGGCGCTTTGCAGGGCGTGACCTTCGGTGCTGGTGATGAACTTGTAGCCGGCAGCGCGGCGGGTCTTCATACCCTCATGCGCGGTGGCGATCTGGGCGAGAATTACCAAGCATATCTCGACAAGGAACGCGGCAGGATTGATCAGTTCCGTGACGAGTCCCCGGTTCTTGCTTACGGTTCGGAGGTTCTTGGCGCGATTCCCACGGCGGCGGTTCCGCTTGGTCAGTTGGGTCGCGCGGCGCAGACTGGTTCTTTTGGCACACGCGCTGCCGCCTCCGCTGCCATCGGTGCCGGTGAAGGCGCTCTCTATTCTTTCAACGCCGGTGAGGGTGGTTTCCAAAATCGAGGCGAAGATGCCCTTGTTGGCGGGCTTGTCGGTGGCGGACTTGGCGTCGCCGCGCCGTTGGTTGGAGCACAGGCAAAGCGTCTTACATCACGCCTGCTGAAGCGAGGGGCGGAAAAGAATCTCGTCAAGACCGCGCCCACCACGCAGGAACTCAAGAAAATCGCAGGCGCTGCGTATGACCGTGCCGATGATACCGGAGTAAAGTTCGCACCATCCAGCTTTGGTGATGAGGTTGCGACGTTGACGCAGCGTCTTGAGAAAGAGGGCATTGACCCGACGTTGCATCCGAAGGCAACCGCCATCCTCAACAGGATGAGCGACGCCGCGCAAGGCAATACTTCCCCGCCTTCACCGACGGTTCTTCGTAGGCTTGTGTCCGGCGTGCAGAAAAGCACCGACCCCGACGAGCAACGGCTTGGCGGAATCATGACAGATGCCGTTGACGATTACATCGGTCGCCTTGGTCCTGGCGACGTGGCATCCGGCAACCCGGTAACGCTTGCGGACGATATGAAGATTGGCCGCGATACGTGGCGTCGTGCCAAGGGTTCGGAGATGATCGACGACGTA